CTACAGCCTCCGCGCGCCCAGGCTCACCGCCCGGGCCAGGGCCTGGGCCAGCTGGGCGTCGGAGCGGGCGAGGCCCGCGGCGTCACCGCCCGCGACGTTGATCGTCACATTCATCCCGCCCCCAGCCCCGCCCAGCGGCTCGACCACGCCGGCGCCGGCGGGGCGGAACAGTTCGGGGCCGCGCTCGCCGACCAGATAGGCGCCGCCCGCCGAGACCGGGCCGCCGTCGGCCCTCGCCCCCGAAAGGGCCGAGCTGACCGCCCCGGCCAGGGCCTTGACCAGCCCGCCTCCGCCGCCCGAACTGGCCGACACCGCGTTCAGCACCGCTCCGGCCAGTTCGGCCAGGCTGACCTTGCCGTCGGCGGCCGCGTGGGCCAGCGAGCGGACGAGGCCCGTCCCGGCCCTGGCGAAGGCCTCGTCTATGGTGCGGGCCGCTTGTTCGGCCGGGGCGCGCAGGGCGGCCAGGGCGGCGGCGGCCTCGGCGGCGCGGGCGGGGACGGCGTCGAGGCCATCAGGGTCGAAGTCGCTCATGGGATCTCCCAAGGGATCGGATCGTCGGGAAAGCGGGCGATCAGGGCGTCCAGCGCCGCGCGGTCCAGGGCCGGCGCGGCCGGCGCCTCGGTCAGGGCTCGCCACTCGGCCAGGGACAGCCGCCAGAAGGCCTCGGGCGACAGGGCCAGCTGCAGGCTGGCCAGCCGCAGGGCCGCGCGCCAGCGGGCGTTCATGCGCAGGCGGCCCCTAAGCGCAGGCGGCCAGGGCGGCGGCCACGGCCGCGACCGACTCGGGGATCGATACCGGCGCGGCGTCCAGCACGGCCGGATCCTCGCCGCCGCCCTCGAGCAGGGCGGCCAGCACGGCCAGCAGCTCGCTCGCCGACAGCCGGCCGAACCGCTCGGGCAGGGCGCTCCAGTCGTCCAGGCGAAGGACCGCCTCGATCCGCGCCAGGGCGCCCAGGGTCAGGCACAGGCGGCGCGGCGCGCCGGCCAGCGGAACGACGACCTCGCCGCGGGCGGGGTTGGGGACGGGCATGGTGATGTTCTCCAGTGCGGCGAGCGGACCGCTTCGCGGTCGTCTTCCCCCAGAGGGGGAAGAGCGCTTCCGGCATGAGGCTCCGCCCCCTATGGGGGCGGACAGGCGGCGAAGCCGCCAGGTGGGGGCAAGGAGGTGAGCCTCAGATCGCCGTGAACGTGACCGGCCCGGCCGAGGCCAGGGACAGGGCGAAGGCGGCCTCGCCGTCGTGCTCGCCGGCATATTCCAGGGCCGCCACCAGGAACGGCCCCTCCAGCTGCACGAAGTCGGGGATCACCAGCCGCCAGACCCGGGCGGTCTGGGCGAAGAAGCTGTCGCGGACCATCGCGTCGGACGCCGCGTCGCGGAACACGCCGCCGCCGGAGACGGCGACCGAGCGCACGCCCGCCCCGGCCAGCAGCTCGCGCCAGCGGCCGGCGCTGTCGCCGTCGGTGGCGTCGATGGTCTGGGCGTTGAGGCTGATCGTCCGGGCCCGCAGGCCCGCCACGGTGGTGAAGGTCGGCGTCGGCGCGCCGTCGCTGATCTTCAGCAGGATGTCTTTGCCGGCTTGGGCGGCCATGGGAGTCTCCGGGTTTGGGATATTGCGGCGAGCGCTTGCCCCCTACGGACCGCTTCGCGGTCGTCTTCCCCCAGAGGGGGGAAGAGCCGCGCGGGCGAGGCTCCGCCCCCTCGCCGCGACAGACCGCGTAGCGGTCAGGTGGGGGCAAGTGTCGAACTAGGCGCTCTCGGTCACCGCCCGCACCCGCAGCACGCCCAGCGACAGCTCGCGGTCGGCGGCGCGGAAGACGTCAGCATAGGTGACGCGCAGGGTGACCAGGCGTCGGCCGGCCACGGCCAGCGGCGCGTTGTGCAGGGCCGCGCGGACCGCCGAGGTGACGGCCCGCGCCTCCTCGGGGCCGCCGTACTTGCTGGCGCAGGTGACGGTCAGCAGGTGCTCCAGGCCGTCCGCGTCCGGACCGAACGGCCGGCTCTCCTGCCGGCCCAGGCTGACGCACGGATAGACCGGATGGCGCGGGGCGTCGGCGTGGACGCGGGCGGCGACCAGGGCGGAAACGGCAGACGCGGCCTTCAGGGCCTGGACCAGGGCGGCGGCGATGGCCGCGTCGGCGTTCAGGGGGCCGCTCACAGCCGGGCCTCCCGATAGGGCGCCAGCCAGGCCTCGACCAGGCCGGGCGGCGGCTCGGCGTCGTCGCGGTGCTCGTAGGCGTGGGCGACCAGGACCAGCGCGGCCAGGCGCAGCGGCGCGGGACTGGCCGGCGTCAGGGCCTGGCCGGTGGCGGCGGCGACGCGCGCCTCGGCGGCGTCGATCAGCAGGCCGACCAGGGCGTCCTCCGTGGCGTCGGCCACGCGCAGGAAGCCCTTGGCCTCGGCCAGGGTGATGGAGAGGGGCATGTGGGGGTGTGTCCAGGATTGGAGGAACTTGCCCCCTCCGGGCCGCTTCGCGACCCTCCTCCCCCAGAGGGGGAAGAGCGCTCCGCCCCCTATGGGGGCGGACAGGCGGCGAAGCCGCCAGGTGGGGGCAAGTGGGAAGGACCTACGACGCCGCGAACTTCAGCAGCTTGATCGCGTCGAAGTTCTGCACCCCGCCGCCGACCCGCTTGGTGGTGTAGAACAGCACGTGGGGCTTGGCCGAATAGGGGTCGCGCAGCACGCGGACGCCGGCCCGATCGACGATCAGGTAGCCCTTCTCGAAGTCGCCGAACGCGATGGCCAGGGCGTTGGCGGCGACGTCCGGCATGGCCTCGATCTCGGTCACCGGATAGCCCAGCAGCGAGGCCGACTGGCCCGGCTGCAGGGCCGCGTTCCAGATGTAGTTGCCCTGGGCGTCCTTGAACTTGCGCACGGCGCTGACCGTGCGGCGGTTCATCACGAAGCGGCCGTTCTGGCGGTATTGGGTCTTGGCCGCGTAGATCAGGTCGATCAGCTTGTCGGTCGGGTTCGACGCCGGCCAGGCGCCGGCCACGCCGGTGGCCAGGTAGCCCAGCTGGCCCCAGGTCGCCGCAGCGTCGGCCGCCGCGGTGTAGGCCAGCAGGCCCTTGGGCTTGTTGACCCCGTCGCCGCCGATGAAGGCGCTGGTCTCCTGGGCGGCGAAGGCGTCCTGCACCTCCTCGGCCAGCCACTCGTCGATGTCGACATAGGCGTCGTCGAGCAGGGCCTGGGTGGCGGCCGGGCTGGCGTAGAGCTCCCCGGCCGGGAAGTCGATCACGTCCAGGGTCGGAGCCGCGGTCTCGGGACGCGCCGCGGTCTCGGCCACCCAGCTGGCGGCCAGGCCGGCGGTCGAGACCGGCTTGCGGAAGGTCCCCGCCCCGATCGTGCGCACCTGGCAGATGTCGCGCATCGGCGAGGAGGCCTGCAGGCGGCGCAGGATCTGCCGCTCCAGCTCGGCCGGGGCGACATAGCCGCCGGCCGTGGCCACGCCTTCGGACAGGCCCTTGGCCTCCAGCAGCAAGGCCGGCGCCTCGCCGGTCTTGATGTAGCGGTCGAAGGCGGCCTTGCGCTCGTCGACACGCGCCAGCGGCGCGTCACCGCCGCCAAGAGGGCCGCCAATAAGCGGCCTGCGGGCGTCGGCCAGCACGCGGTCCAGCCGCGCCTGGGCCTGGGAGACGGCGTCGTCGATGCGGGCGACCTTCTCCTCCAGCAGCACGTCGGCCCGCTTGGTCTCCAGCGCCGCCAGCCGCTGGTCGTTGGCGGCCTTGAAGCCCTCGAACGCCGCCAGCACCTCGTGCAGCGCCGCGCGGGCCTCCGGCGAAGCCGCGGCCTGTTTGGTTTCCTTCATGGGAGTCTCCGGTTGGGTGTCAGATGCTCCCCCTCCGGGGGAGCTGTCGCGGAGCGACTGAGGGGGTTTTCCGGCCACGGCCGAACCGCCCCCTCCGGCCCTTCGGGCCACCTCCCCCAGAAGGGGAGGATCTCTTTCGGGTCAGGCCCGCTTCAGCCTCGCGCCGGGCAGCATCGGGAAGGTCACGATCGACACCTCCCACAGCTCCACCTGCGTCAGCACCCGCAGCCGCCCCGTCTCGTCGGGGCGGGCCTTGACGGCGCGGAAGCCGATGGAGAGGCCGTCCAGCGCCCCGGCCTCGACCAGGGCGGCGACCAGGCGGCCCCTCGGCGTGGTCCGCAGGATGCGGCCGCGGACGTGGAGTCCCGTGGCGTCCTCCTCGATCGCGTCCCAGACGCCGACGGGCTCGGCGTCGTCGTGCTGGTGCAGCATCTTCACGCCGCCAGGACCGGTGCGCGCCAGGCTGGCGGCGAAGGCCCCGGCGGCGGCGACGTCGTCGTTGAGGTCGCGGGTCCAGAAGAGGGAGGCGTGGCCTTCGATGGGCAGGTCGTCGTTCATGGCGGCTCCTGTGCGGCGATCACTTGCCCCCTACGGACCGCTGCGCGGTCGTCTTCCCCCAGAGGGGGAAGAGCGCTCCGCCCCCTATGGGGGCGGACAGACGGCGAAGCCGTCAGGTGGGGGCAAGTCGGTGCGCTAAGGCTGTTGATCCAGCTTGCTCTCGATCCGGGCCAGGGCCGCCCGCGTCGCGTCGGCCTGGGTCTCCAGGCGGGCCAGGCGTTCGGCGACCGGGGCCTGGGCGTCGAGGCGCTGGCGCAGGTCGTCGATCCGCGCGCTGGCCCGGCCGGCCCACATCAGGGCGGCGGCGGCCTGCAGGGCCACGGCGACCAGCAGGCCGAGCGAGACCTGGCGGTCGAGCCGCCAGCGGGCAGGTGAGGTCATGGGTTTCTCCTGGGGACTTGCCCCCTACGGACCGCTGCGCGGTCGTCTTCCCCCAGAGGGGGAAGAGCCAGGCGGTGAAGGCTCCGCCCCCTATGGGGGCGGACAGGCGGCGAAGCCGCCAGGTGGGGGCAAGTGAACTACCCCTCGAGCCCCGCCAGCCGCCGCCGCTCGGCGTCGGTCAGGAAGCTGGCGCCCTCCAGACGGGCCCACAGGGCGTCGCGCTCGGCCGACAGGGCCGGCACGGCTTCCAGGTCGCAGGCGATCCGCGCGCCCGGGAACTTCGGCGCCAGCCAGACCGACAGGGCCCGCGCCGCCCGCTCGGCCAGCGGGACCACCGTGTGGCGCCAGAACGCGCCGTTGGCCTCGCGGTAGTTGGCGTAGGTCGCGTCACCGGGCACGCCCAGCAGCTGGGGCGGCACCCCGAAGGCCAGGGCGATCTCGCGCGCCGCGGCGTGCTTGCCTTCGATGAAGTCCATGTCAGCCGGGGTCAGCGACATCGGCCGCCAGTCCAGGCCGCCCTCCAGCAGCAGCGGCCGGCCGGCGTTGGCGGTCCCGGCGTGGGCGTCGGAAAGCTCGGCCTTCAGCCGCTCGAACTGCTCGGCCGAGAGCCGGTCGCCGGCCTCGCGGTTGGCGTAGACCAGGGCTCCCGACGGCCGGGCGCTGTTGTCGAGCAGGGCCTTGTTCCAGGCCCCCGAGGCGTTGTGCACGTCGATCGCGAAGGCCGCCGCCTCCAGCGGGCTGAAGCCGTAATGGTCGTCGGTCGGGTTGAACAGCTTCAGGTGCAGCACCGGCAGCCAGCCCGAGGCGTCGCGGCCGATCCGCGCCGTGCGGCCGGCGACCTGGTAGTCATAGGCCAGCGGCCAGCCGCGCGGCCCGGGGACCACGGTCATCCGGTCGGGTCGCAGCGCGTAGAGCTCGGTCGGAGCATTCTCTCCCCCTCCTTTGTCTTGGGCCGCCTCGATGTAGCCGTTCCCCGCCACCTGCAGGCAGCCGAAGAACGCCTCCATCAGGTCGGCCCCGCCCTGCTCGGGATTGGGGGCCTGCAGCAGCCGGCGCAGCGGATGGTCGTCGGCCCGCCGGCCTTCGACGAACACGGCCAGCGGCACGGCCGCGGCGGCCTCGGCGATCATCCGCACGCAGCGATAGGCGATCGGGTTCTTGCCGAAGCCCTCGGACGCCAGGGCGGCGTAGTCCCGCGGCGTCCACTTGGGCCGCCCCGCCGTGGTCAGGGCGATCAGGCGCGCGGCCCGGGAGTCCTTGGCCTCCGGCGGGCGGCGGGGTTTGAACAGGGGCATGTCGGCGCCTCGCGGTTGAGAACGAATAGGGAACATGTTAGGGTTGTCGGGGAAAGCCCCCTCAGTCGCTTCGCGACAGCTCCCCCAGAGGGGGAGCATCCGCGCCGCGATAGATCCTCCCCCTCTGGGGGAGGTGGCCCGAAGGGCCGGAGGGGGCTCGCGGCGGTGGAGGCAATTTCATGGACGCGCCACGGCGCACACGAAACTTCGCCAGGCAGCTGCGACGCGAGATGTCGCTGCCCGAAGTCCTGCTGTGGCTGGGCCTGAAAGTCCGACGACTCGAAGGCCTGCATTTCCGCAAGCAGCATCCGATCGGGCCCTACGTGCTCGACTTCTACTGCGACGAAGTGAAACTGGCTGTCGAGGTGGACGGCGGAGGTCATGCCTCCGGCGACCGGCCTTGGCTGGATGCTGTTCGCGACGACTGGATGGCGCGACAGGGAATCAGAACCTTGCGGATTCCGGCGGTCGAGGTTCTGGAATGCGTCGACGGCGCGCTTTCGACGATCCTTTCGGAAGCGCGGCGCGGACCCCCTCCGACCCTCCGGGCCACCTCCCCCAGAGGGGGAGGATCTACGCCATGA